CGGCTTTTTGACAGTATGTGTTTCACTTTCATGATGGCAAAAATACGAAATGTTTTTGTATATTTGTGGTATGTATAAGGAAAACATTGTTAAAGTTTGGAAAATTAAGTGTATCGAAAAGGGCACTTCGTTAAATGCCATCTGTAATAAACTGGGTATTGACCGCGAATTATTGACCCGATGGGAAAGGGCCGAGCCAAAAAGTTTACGCCTGGCTAAACAGATCGATCAGGCTATAGAAGAAATGCCGTAGATTTGTAGCGCCGAGGTTTGACAGCTTGGGTGTTCTGTATCATAAAGGGCCTCGTAGAAATACGGGGCTTTACTTTTTTGTAAAAGTTTTTTGTTTTTTTCTTGCTTATGTGAATTGTATGTTATTAGTTTGCATTCACAAGATACAAACACTATGAGTTTAGACATCATTTATTTAATCATTGCTACGCCTGTCACCATTGCGGTGATGTACGGCAGCCACGTAATTAAGCGCAACCGTAAGCGCCGAATCGAAACCCCTGAGGCACAGCCCTACAAGTTTGAGCGGGATGAGTACCGCCCAGAGTTTAACGAGTTTTCGCAAATGCTGCTACAGCGCAAAATGTACAAAGGGAGGGCCGACAAATGAACACACCAATAGAAAAGCTTATTTTGGATTTGCAAGCTTTGCAGAGCCATTACCAATTCATTGAGCGACACGGCAAAAACTTGCGGGCTAGCGATGCAATAGCGGCGGCGTTAAAGCAACTGCACAAACGACTGCAAGAAGAGGCCGACGTGATTATTGAGGCCTATAACGCAGCTGGAGGGCAAGCCGGTGGGCAAAAGTATTATGAGGGTCTGTACAGATCAGGTGTAGACGAGTTAAAATCTTATGTGGGATATAAGTATGAAGGCAACAGTAGTGAAGGCGACGATTAACTTTATATCCAAATGGCGGGTATATTATGCAGGCGAACTGCTTGCCACCTTTGAAAACGAAAAGGATGCTAGAGATTACGCAGCCTTTATAGATAGCCAATAAAATGACCAAAAAAACCTACTATAAAAACACTATTCCAATGATTTGGGCTGTGGCTGTGCTTCGTGATGATTTTAACAAGACCTGGCAAGCCATTGGCGACCGCCTAGGCAGAAGCCCAAGCACAGTAAGGGCGTTATATTTAGAATTTGACAACGTTAAAAACAAAAAACTATGATCTACATATTTTACACCAGCATCGCATTGGCTGCCATCGTAAGCATTGGCACAATCAAAGCGCAAATGGCTCACATTAAGGGGCTGAAAGGAATGTACAAAGAAGAGAGCCGCAGGGCCCACGACTACAATTTAACCATTATGGACCTACGCGCTGAGCTTAGAAGCGTGCAAGATGTTTCAAAGACCTGGGCCAAGGTTGCCCACGAAACGAGCGACGATTTAACTAGGGCTATGATGCAGCACGCTCATGAAATGGAGCAGATGAGGGCCGAGCTATGGAAAGCAGGCGAGGCGAAAAGAAAAAATAGCGAGTACAAAAAAGCATGGAGAGCTAAGCGCAAAGCAAATGGAACTGGAAACTAACTACTTACTCGCTTACGCAAAGTGCAGGCAAAAGGTGGCGTATTTAGAGCGTCACCTAGAAACCTTAATACAGAAGCACGAGCGTGAAATTACCGAACTGAAGGGCGAACTAATTAACCCGCTTATTGATTGGAAAAAGCCACAGCCTCGCAACATGTCGCGTTTATGCAAAGCAGTCTGCAGGGTGTGTGACATAACACCAGGGCAATTAGTAAGCCCACAGCGTAGGCGCAATTATGTGATCGGGCGACAGTTGTTTTTTTACGTTGGCCGTTATGAGATGAAAATACAATGGTCAAAGCTTGCGGGGTTTCTGTGTAAGGATCATTCGACAGGCATTCACGGCGCAGATCAGTTTGAGAATTATTTGAAACTTGGCTACAAACACGAAACGCAGTTATATTACGATGTGCTGGCTGAACTAGCCGACGAAGTAGATATAATCGAAGAGGTTGAATTGGCTGAAATTGAGGAGGTGAAAGCGTGAAAACCTTTATAATCACAATCGAAATAGAACACACAGACCGCAGTTTTGAGCGCCCAGAAGTGCAGCAGTTTGTTGCACAAATCGGCAGCCCGCAGGCAAACTGGGTGAAGGCAATGAAACAAGCGTTTAAGCAGACAATTTTAGGCGAGAAAGCCCACGACATCCATGTAACTTATGCGTTGAAAGAATGAAACGGAAACGATGGACAGAAGCGGAAACCGAGCAGCTGCGACAACTTTACCCAACGACGCTTTGCAAGGATTTAGCCAAGGTTTTTAACTGCGAAATTGCCCAAGTTTATAACCGTGCTAACAAGGTCGGATTGCATAAGAATGCTGAATGGCTTTTACAACACTATAAAGACACATACAAGGGCCATGAACGCACCCAATTCCAAAAAGGTATGAAGTCTTGGAACAAAGGAATGAAAGGCTTACAAATCGGCGGCGTTGAAACCCAATTTAAGAAAGGGCAAACACCACACAACACGAAACCAATCGGTCACCGTAGTACCAGGGATGGCTATTTGGTAGAAAAGACAGAAAACGGCTTTGAGTTTGTGCATGTGCTACTTTACAAACAGCATCACGGCGAAATACCAGCCGGAAAGTTTGTGCGGTTTATTGATGGCAACCGTCAAAATATCTGCATAGAGAATTTGATGTTAATAGACAGAAAGGCCCACATGCTACAAAATAGCATCCAAAATTTGCCTGAGCCGATTAAGCAAGTTATACACATTAAAAAATCAATCACACGTAAAATAAACCAATTAGAAAAAAATGGCACGCAATAAAATTAACGATTTAAGAGATCACCTTTTTGAAACTTTAGAACGCCTAAAAGAGGGCGATATTGACATAGCAACAGCCAAGGCAATGGCCGACGTCGGGCAGGTAATTATAAACTCAGCAAAGATTGAAATTGATTTTATCCGCGCGACTGGATCAACGAAGGATTCAGGGTTTATTAAGTTGGGGGAGGGTAACGAGAAATTGATATGACACCGAAAGAGAAAGCGCTGGATCTAGTCAATAAGTTTGACGGGGTCGGCTTGCAGATGAGAAATGAGGCAATAGCGTGCGCGCTGATTGCAGTTGATGAGATACTTGATGTAATTAAATTAAGACCTTATGGGATGCAATACCTTAGCGCAAGAGATTATTTTGAAGAAGTTAAAGAAGAAATAGAAAACCTATGAACACAGAAAAAACACCAGTCGAAACCTATGCACAGAAAATGCTAGAACTATTAACAGCGTATGGCCGTAATGCCATCAACGACGATCAACTTTTAACCTCGGCATTGCAGCTGCGAAATGAATGCCTAGATGCTGAAAAGCGCGCGCATCAGGAATGGTTTAACAAAGGGTTTGAGTTTTACCATGAGCAGCACATATTGAGCAGATTGGAAAGTTGAGCCATGAGAGACAGCATTGTATTTTATCGCTCATTTTATGAGGCTATCCAAGATTTGCCCATTGAGCAACAAGCCCAGGCATATAATGCAATTTTTGCCTACAGTCTAGACGAAACAGAGCCCAAATTAACAGGGGTGGTTTCAACGGTGTTTAAGCTCATAAAACCCCAATTAGATGCCAACCAAAAACGCTATACAAATGGCAACAAAGGAGGCCGACCAAAAAACCAAACCATAACCGAACACAAACCAAACCATAACCAAACCATAACCGAAACCGAACCTAATGTAAATGATAATGATAATGATAATGTAAATGGGAATGATAAGGATAATGTTTTATGGGCTGCGCCGCAAAAAAAACAAGTCATTGACTACTTTGCTAACGCCAAAATGAGCAAAGAGCAAGCGCTAGCGTTTTACAATTATTACGACAGCGCCAACTGGATGCGAAATAAAACCAAGATAACAAATTGGAAGTCGGCCGCAGATTTTTGGATAAGTAAAGCAGACCAACCAGTAAAGCAAAGACAAATGTTTAACCCAAACCAATATGAATAACCTCGAAGAATACATATTAGGACAGCTCCTATTTTACGAACAGACCCGGGCATTGCTGCCAAGGATTAAGCCGGCATGGTTTGCTAATAAGCTAAACCGCACAGTGGTGGACCGCATGATTAAAAAATACTTTGAGAACGAGCCAATAGACTACATGAGCCTAACGGAAGGCATGAGCCATGACGATCGTGTTAAGGTTATTTTCATCGGGCAAAACGTCTACAATGTGGCCAACATTAGCGACTACATCCCACAATTAGAACACCGTTACTTACAAAAACAACTGATTGAGGACCTGGGGCAATTAGATTTAACATTACCGCTTACCGAGTTAATGGCAAGCATTCAAACGCTATTGGATAATTCACGTTTCACAACCATACACGACCCAGTTAGCATCCATAAACTGAGCGCTGCCATGGTCGACAACATAACCGAGGCCATTAAGCGCGGCGATAGGATAACGGGAAAGTCTACCGGGTGGCTGTCATTAGATAGGATTCTAGGGGGTTGGAATGCGGGCGACTTTATTGTAATGGCTGCACGACCTGGGCAAGGTAAAACAGCGCTAGCCTTATCGCTTATGTATGAGTTTGCTAAACAACAGGGCAAAGGGTTATTTTTAAGCTTAGAAATGTCAAGTGAGCAGTTAACCAAGCGTTATTTTTCCATCATTACCAAGATTGTTAACTGGAAGATAAGAAACGCCACGCTAAAAGATAACGAACTGCAGGAGCTATGCGAATCAGTCAACGCCAGTGATGTAGAGTTTTTTGTAGATGATGAACCAAATTGCACGATACAACAGTTGAACAGCAAGGCCAAGATTCATAAAGCCAAACACGGCCTAGATTTATTGGTAATTGATTACATCCAATTAATCAAAGGAACTAAGCGAGACAGAGAACAGGAGATAGCAGAGATAAGCAGAAGCCTCAAGCTATTAGCCAAAGAGTTACAGATTACTGTAGTAGTGTTAGCTCAGTTAAGCCGTAAGTGTGAAGAGCGAAGCGATAAGCGGCCCATGTTATCCGACATAAGGGAGAGCGGAAGCATAGAGCAAGACGCAGACGTTGTGCTGTTTCCTTTCCGACCTGCGTACTACAGCGGAGAGAAACACGAGATAGAAGAGGCTGAGGTTATTGTAGCTAAGAACAGGCACGGCGAATGCCATACAATCCCGGTCCACTTTACTGGATCGCGCACCATGTACACCGAAGATCTAACCCCACGCCTATAATGCCATCACTAAACAAACCTAAGCAGGGCGGTAAGCCTCGCCGTGAGTATACCAAGGGCGCATTTGTTGAGCCCCGATACCACACTACACACTGGCGCAACCTTCGCGCATCAGTGTTACAAGCATCACCGTTATGCAAAGCGTGTGAGGATGTCGGTTTAATTACCTTGGCGCAGATGGTGGACCACATCAAACCCGTGCGACTGGGTGGCGAGTTCTTTGATACGGAAAACTTGCAGCCGCTATGCAATTCATGCCATGCCTCTAAGTCAGCCAAAGAAAGGAACGCCGACCCGTATGGGGTGTAAAATCTTACACACACGTGCCTGAAACCGCTGGTTCACTTTTCTTCACACCCGTGAGAAAATAAAGTTAACAAAATACTTGTATATTTGTATTAAATAGCATATTAAAATGAGGGGGAGACCAAAAAAACCGACCGAAATTAAAAAACTTCAGGGAACTGAGGACAAGCGCTGGCTGGTCGAGAACGAAATGAAAGTTTTACCGTTGGACCAAATACCAACTGCGCCTGATGGCTTCGACGGGGAAACCTCAGAAATTTGGGCAACGGTTTGCCGCGAACTGCAGCGTAATGGTTTGCTTGCCGGTTGTGACTTAGAGCTATTGCACGGATATTGCACCTTGTTGCGCCAGTATTATTTGGCCACTGAGAAACTTAAAAAGGAGGGCGTTGTAATTTTGAGCCGCCACGGCGACAAAGTTGCAAACCCCTGGTACCATATCCAAGGGCAAAGCCTAAAGCAAGCCACACAAATCGCGCAGCTTTTCGGAATCACGCCAAGCGCACGCAGTCGAATTAGCGCAGCCGCTCCAAAGACTGCAACTAAATTAGATCTATTAAAAAAACCCAAAACAGCATGACAACTAAAAAGACAATTACAAAGGCCATAAGCACAAAAGCCTTTGAAACGGCTAGCGTTAAAATCGTTGAGCCTGTTATTTACCAAGTGCGCCAACGCGATCAGCAATTTGCAGTATACCTAAACGGAAGCGTTTGCGACAAGTTCGGAAAGCCAGGCGATGCTTTCTACTACCGAAATGAAAAACTTGCCTTTGAGGCGTTGGCCTATTTTCAGCAGTGCAAATAGTCGCCGACTATATCGACGGGATAGGTAGCGGGCGCATTGCTGCTTGCGAGCACGTGCGCAACGCTGTGGCTCGTTATGAAAACGACCGCGGGCACTGGGCATTTAACGAAGATTTGGCACAGCACGCCGTTGAGTTTATACAAAACCTAGAACACACGACGGGCGATTACGCTGGCAAACCTTTTATCTTAGAAGGGTGGCAGGCGTTTATTGTTTGGAATCTGTTTGGGTTTCTCAATGCGGATGGCAGCCGTCGTTTCACCCGGGCCTATGTTGAAGTTCCACGCAAAAACGGAAAGTCTACATTTAGCAGCGCCGTTATGCTTTACGGTCTTATTGCGGATGACGAGCCAGCGGCTCAGGTTTACAGCGCAGCCACAAAGTTAGATCAGGCTATGATGGTGTTTGGTGAATCTGTGCGGGTTTGTCAAAATCTGCCCTGGCTAAATGAAGCGCTGACTGTTAACAACTCTGTTAATAACCGCCGCATTCTTTATGGGCAATCTATTTACAAACCGCTCGAATGGAACCCGGGCAAACAGGACGGACTCAATGCGCACTTTTGCTGCATCGACGAATACCACGCCCACCCAAACGACGAGCTTTATAATGTAATTCGTAACTCAATGGGTGCAAGGCGCCAGCCTTTGCTGTTTACAATTACAACGGCAGGCTTTAATCGTGAGGCACCCTGCTATAAGCATCGGCAGTATTGTGCCAATGTTTTAAACGGTGCAATTAAAGACGATGCGCTTTTTTCTGTGATCTATACACTGGATGAAGGCGACGACTGGACCGACCCTGCAGTGTGGGCCAAAGCAAATCCTAACTGGGGGATTTCAGTTTACCCTCGGCAATTAGAGCAAGCGCTTACAGAGGCCAAAGAGTTTGTGCATAAAGAGGTTGAGTTTAAAACCAAGCTGCTAAACGTTTGGACAGATACAGCCCAGACTTGGATTAGTGACAGCCTTTGGAAACTATGCGACGGCGACGACGACCTAGAGGGCGAGCTTTGCTACGGCGGTTTAGACTTAGCAAGCACCGGCGACTTTTGCGCTTTCTCGCTTTTCTTCCCAAGCCTTAACGCAGTGCGAACCTGGTATTGGCTTCCTGCTGAAAGTGCATACAAACGCAAGGACGCAGCCGGGGCATCGATTCGCCAATGGGCAGCCGATGGCTTTATAGAATTAACCGAGGGCAACGTTACAGATTACGCTTTCATCAAAGCCCGCATCATTGAACTGGCGCAGCGTTACGATATTAAAGACATAGCCTTCGACCGATTCAATGCGTCGCAGCTTGTAATCGAATTGCAAAACGAAGGGCTTGCCATGTTTCCTTTTGGCCAGGGGTTTGTTTCAATGTCGGCACCGACTAAAGAACTAGAGCGACTTGTTAAAGACAGAATGCTAAGGCACGCTGGCAACCCAGTGACGCGCTGGATGATGGGCAATATATTGTTAACTCAGGACCCAGCAGGCAACATTAAAATAAATAAGGCTAAGAGCGGCGACAAAGTCGACGGGCCTGTGAGTATAGTTATGGCCTTGGGCACTTGCATGCAGGACGCAGCCAAAGAGCAAAACAGCGAATTTTGGTTTTTAAGCTTATGAAATTTCTAGACGACTACATGCAAGTTTATTACAACAACCTCCCGAAATATCGGACCTACGAGGATGCTTACAACGCCACAGAGGAAAAGTATTTTGGCAAGTTTGGCGTGAGGCGTTATAAAAACTATGATGTATTTCGTGCAGCACTTTCTAGATGGCTAAGCCAAGGACGGAATAAATAAGATTTGTTAACACATAAAATTTAACCTAGTTGTAATTTGCACCCGATGAATTTAAGATTCT